TCAGGCCGCAGCCTTCTGCGCCGCATCAGCCTTCCGGCGGTTCTCCAGTTCCTCCAGATCTTCGAGCAGATCAGACAGCTCGCGTGCGGCAAGCTCCAGCGCGTCGGTCGGGAGGTAGCCGCCACGGAAGGCGATGTCAGGATCGACCGTCGAATCATGGGCAAGAATGTGCGCCTGGATGATCGAGAGGACGGCGCAGGCGCGGTAATAGGGGCGTTCGCTCATGAGCGGGCCTCCTTCGCGGCGGCGCGCGCGCCCCGCTCCAATGCGTCGATGTCGTTGGCGAGAGCATCGGCCTTCTGAACCAGAACCTCCAGAAGCGCATGGAGACCGTTTGCAGGGGCGCCGTTGCCGGATGGCACCTGGTCGTAGAGTTCGACGGCGGCCTGAGCCAAGGAGTAGAGCTTGACTGCGGCGGTCTGGCAGTCAGCGAGGGATCTGGTCTGAACGGTCATCGGGGACTCCCTTGATGATGTTTCGTAACGAGGTTACGATAAGCATGGGGCGGCACTGCCTGTCAACAGAAATCATAACAGGGTTACGATGACACCAGATCAGAGCAGAATGGCGCGGGCGGCGGTGCGACTCGGGGTGCGGGAACTGGCCGCCGCGGCGGGAGTGTCGCCGGATACGGTCGCCCCGATTCGAGCGCGGCGAGGAACTAAGGGCTTCCACCGTCGAGGCAATCCGGGCAGCATTGGAGGCGGCCGGCGTCGAGTTCATCCCAGAGAACGGCGGCGGCCCTGGTGTGCGATTGAGGAAGCAGACGACATGACGGAAAAAGTTGAAGTTACAATGAATGAGCCTGTCGCGGTCACCGCGTATAACATGGCGCGGGGACATCTGGCTTACGAGCAAAGATCACTCTCCGCGTTTGGATGACCAAGCCGAGTTCCTTATGCTCGTTGCCAACTGCTCTCAGGCCCTAAAGGGAATTAAGGCATACCTGCCGAAGACCTGATGATCTCGTCGCGGCGGGTGCCGAGATCGGCAGCGGTGGCGGGGACTGCGTTGCGGTCCTCAACGCAGTCGGGGCGCCCGCCACCTTTGGAAACCTCTCCCCGCTCCTGCGCGGCGTCGTATTCCTCGGCGAGACGCATCTCGGCGCGGGCGCGAATGGCGAGGCCCCGGCAAGCCAGCCGGGGCCTCTTGGTCCCCTGACGCGGGGTCCAGATGATCGCCTCCGGTCTTCACTCGTGGCGATCTGCACCGCGCCGACATTGGAGACATCCGGCCGTGCCATGACGGGGTTTACGCACTCACCGTCTGATCGGGATGCTTGCGAGGCGGCTGGCCCCAGGCGCATCCTGCCTTCGCTCTCAGCCGCCGAACAAGGCGTCGAGCAATTCGGGTGTGAGCGGCTGGCTCGACTTCACCGGAGCCGGCCCGCCCACCGCGGTTTGCGTAGGCGTGATCGAGCCAAGCGTCGTCCATCGCGGCGATGATCTCGACGTGATGCGGCTCGAGCGGCACGCGCATCAGCCGGCACCACGCCTCCAGCTCGGTCCAGCCGATCGGGTTCGGCCCCGCGGCGTGCATCGTGCGGCACCGCGAGACCTGCCAGAACGCCCGCCAGAGCAACGCGCCGGCCTCAGGCACCGGAGGGTTGCCACCCGGCCAGAGCGCCCGTCAGAACGGCGCACATCTGGCGCTTGAGGCGGTTCATCGCAGCGTCTGTTGCCATGCAAAGCTGATCCCTGATGTGTAAAGGCCGGCGGCGATGCCGGGGTTCACGCTGCCGGGAATGACCACCGCCTTGCAGTAGGGCTTGATCAGGGTCACGGCCGCGCCGATCGCGGCGCCAGGCCGGATCGCGGGCACCACCTCGAAGAAGTTGGTGATCCCGGAGCCGCTCGCGGTCCCTGCGGTCACGGCCTGGTGCAGCGCGCGGCGGGTCGGGTTGCTCCCGTAGGCGAAGCTCAGGAAGTCGCCCTCGCTGATGCGGTAGCCCACGGGAAGCCCCTCGAGCTTCATCTCCCGGTTGGCAGAGAGCGCGTTGATCGCGGGCGAGGCGCCGCCCAGGACGGCGCCGGTCGGATCGATCACGGGCGCGGGCTTCTGCGGAGGATAGACGAGGAGGCTCGCGCCACCGCCGCGGACGAGATGCAGCTTCGCCTTTACCGCCTCGGCCTCCGCATGCGTGAGGAAGGGAAGCGTGATGCGGCCGCGCCAGAGCCGTGGGCCGAGATCCGCGGTCAGCACCTCACCGGCCGCCGTCCGGCTGATTTCCACCACCTCCGGCAGGTCGAAGGTGCAGGTCTCGATCGTGAGGCCGGCGAAGAAGTCGGCGCGCGTGAGGGGAAAGGTGTAGGCCATCAGCGCCTCCTCGGGTTCTTGGCGATCTGGTCGAAGCGCACGGGCAACGCCCGGTCGAGCTGCGCAACGCCGGCCTGCGTGATGGCGATCGACTGCCCCTCGGCCTGTTTCAGGATGCGGGCCTCAAGCTCGGGCGAGAGCGTGACGAGCACCTCGGATCGGCCACGCGCCGCTGGTGCTGCCCGTCGAGCCGCCCACGACGCCGCCGGACGCATAGCCACGCGCACCGCGCCGCATCGCCTCGACCACGGCCACGCCGCCGGCCTTCGCAACATCGGCCTGGCTCCAGACCACCTCGCCCTTGTGGACGACGCCAGCGGGTTCGTTCTTGCCGCCCGGCCCGGTGTAGCCGCCCCCCGAGAAGCCCATGCCGCCGAGGGCGCTGCCCACCGCGCTGCCGAGGCCCGCACTCCACAGCCCGTCGAAGGCGCTGCTGGCGACCATCTCGGCGAGCTTGGCGATCACCATGTTGAGCGCGTCGGAGAAGCTGTGCGCCCCCGTGATCAGCCCCGTGAAGGCGCCTTCCAGCGTGGCCTTCGATTGCGAGAGCGCATCCTCGAATGCCTCGTGCCGCTCGCGGGCGTTGTCGGCTGCCCGACCTGCATTCACATAGTCCTGTGCGAGCTGGTCGATCTCGGCCGCAAGCTGAGGCGTTATCTCCTTGCCGTCCTTCTGCGCAGCGACCAGAAGCTCGGCCCGCTTCGCGGCATAGTCCGCCACGTCGGCATAGCCCTGCATCGCAACCTCTGCCGCGTTCAGGGCTGCGGCCTCGGCCTCAAGCGCGGCCGTCGCCTCGCGGATCGAGATCACTTCGCCCGCATATTCCGATTTCGGCGCCGCTCCACCACCCCCGCCGGCACTGGCGCCCGCGTCGAGGAAGTCGCCCAGGCTATCCACGCCCGGCCGCTGCGGACGCGGGGAGGTGCGGGGGGCGTTCTTCGTCCCGGTCCAGGCGTCGCGGGCGTTCCCGGTGTTGCCGCCCCGCTCGTCGTCCGAGGTGGCCGGAGATCCGCCCGGCAGCGCGTCCCGGAGGTTCCGCGCCATGCCGATGGCCTTCGCGAGGGCGGTGACAAGCCCGCCGATGCCCGCGATCACGTTGGAGAACTGCGCTCGATCGACCTTATCAAGGGCGGACATGGCGGCATTCGCGCGGGTCGTGACGGACGTGAGGCCGGTCTCGAACTCTTCCGCGCTGATCGTGCCGTCGCGCATCCCCTCCACGAGCCGCCGCGTCTCGTCGGCCGTCGCCGCAAGCTCTGCCGAGGCGTCGCTGTAGCCCCATGCCTCAAGCGTGGCGGCGACCTGCCGCATCTCGGGAATGAGTGCCGCGGCCCGGTCGCCGAGCTGCTCATACGCCTGCCGGATGCGCGCGACCTGCTCTGCATGCGCGTCGAGCGCGTCCCGGTCTTCCTCCAGGGCATCGGCCACCCCGGCGCCGAGAAGCGCGTCGGCCTGCGCCCGGTCGGGAAAGATGTTGTCCAGCCGGCTCCGAAGGTCCGCGGCTTCGGCGGCCACGTCTGCCGCGCCGACGACAACGGCCTTGAAGAAGTTGCCGGCCGAGGTCGTCAGCTCCTGGAACTTCCGATCCAGCTCGGCCGCCTTCTGGATCATCTCCGCATCGAGCACGGCGCCCGCCTCATGCGCGCGGTTGATCGTCTTGCGAAGGCCCGCCTCGCCCTGACTGAGAAGCTCGACAAAGCGTTCGCCGCCCGTGCCGCCGAAGATCTCGTCGGCCACGCGGATCTGCGCCGCCCGGTCGAGGTCCTGCATCCGGCCGATGATCTCGAGCATCAGCTCGGACGGCTCCTTCAGCCCCTCGCGCAGCGCGGCCGCGTCATAGCCGAGCCGCTGGAAGGCCTCGGCCGCCGGCCCGGCGCCGGTCACGATGAACTCGTCGGCGCGCAGGTTCAGCTCCTTGAAGCCGTCCACGAGGCTGTCCACGCCGATACGGTTCTGCTCGGCCACGAACTTCCATTCCTGGAAGGCCTTGGCGGACAGGCCTGCGCGCTTGGCCTCGTCGCCGAGCTGCGCCACGCTGCGCACGGTGTCGGTGACGCTGGTCGAGATGCCGGCGAAGGCCGCGGTGATCATGCCGCCCGCGAGCCCACCGAGGAACGCCCGGCCGAAGGTGCCGATCTGCGCCGAGGTCGAGGCCAGCGCCTGGTTGATCCGGGACGTGCCGCGAACCATGTCCTGCTCCATGGCCTGCGTTGCCGAGCGCGAGTCCCGGCGCAACCGGCTGTAGGACCGCGTTCCGCGCTGCTCGGCCCGCTGCATGTTCTTCTCGAAGTCGCGGATGCGCGCCTCGAGGAGCACCACCAGCCGTTCCTGATCTCCTGACATTCAGCCCTCCTCAGGCGGTCCACATGTCGTCGGTGAACCACGACGCCGATGTGGTGAATTGCTCTTCGCCGGCCGCAGCCCGAGCCACGGCCATTGCCGTTGCCACGCTGCCATCGATCTTGTTCCCGCTCCTGCCCTTGTGGAACGAGCGGTTCCCCGCGGCATCGACGTGCAGTTGCACGTTCTCGAAGTTCCAGCGCAGGACCGGGTGCCCGCCGTGCTTGAAGGCTCCGGCGAGGATCGCGCGCTCCAGCTCCTTCACGGCCGGCGCCATCGTCACCCAGCCTTGACGGAACTCCACCGCCGGAAGCCCGTCATCCACGAGGTTCGCCATCATGGCCCGGCCATAGGTCGGGTCGAAGGCGATCTCGCGGACGTTGAACCGGGCGCAAAGCTCGCGGATGTGCGCCTCCACCGCGCGCAGGTCCACGGTGTTGCCGGGCGTCGGGATGATGAAGCCCTCTTCCGCCCAGGTCACATAATCGACGCCGTGCCGCTCGCCGCGGGCGCGCAGGTTGTCCTCGGGACAGAAGAACCAGGGATGCACCTGGTAGCCGTCCTGCCCGTCCTCCCATGCCGCCACGACACAGGTGAGATCCTCGTTCTTCGAGAGGTCCACGCCGAGCCAGCACGGGGCCTGAACCATCTCCAGCTCATCGAGGTCAACCTCGTGCGCGCCCCTGTCATAGACGTGCATCTCGACAAAGGGCGAGCTGGACTGATCCAGCCAGCGGTTGAGGTTGTATTGAAGGAAGCTGTCGCGCTCGAACGGCGAGAACTCGGCCTTGCGCGCCTTGTCCCGGTAGCTGTCGAGGTCCGGGTAGCCGTAGGGCAGGCCGGGGTTGACCGCCCGCCAAAGCTCCTCGTCCTTCCAGTCGTCCTCGGGCTCGGCCATGAAGATCACCGGCAGCGTGGCCGGGTCGTCAATCTCGCCCTTCTGGACGCGGATCGCATATTCGATGGTCTTCCACGCGAGGTTTTCCTGCCCGCGGCCCGAGGTGCTGGCGACAATCATCAGCGTGCCCGGCACCTTCACGAGGGCACTGTCCAGCGCCTCCCACTGCCGGAGACCGGCGCGGCCCTCCCAAGCGTGCAGCTCGTCGGCAATGACGACGTTCGGGGTCTTGCCGTGCAGCACCTTGCCATCGGCGGCCACCGCGACATAGCGGCTCCCCTCCTTGGGGAAGGCGATGCGGCTGACATACTCGCGGATGTTCAGATGCTTCCGCAGCCGGTGATCGTGCTGGACGATGAGCGCGGCCTCGTTGAACAGCTCGAGCGCCTGCTCGTGCGCCGAGGCGGCCGAGACCGTCAGGCCGCCCGGCGTCCGCTCCGGGCCGATGAGATGCAGGAGCGTGAGGGCGGCGCAAAGAGATGTCTTGCGGTTGCCCCGCGGCAGGAGGAGCACGACGCGGCGCACGATCCGCGAGCCGTCCGGGTGGCGCGGTCCATAGATCCGCCGCACGATCCGCTCCTGCCACGGATCGAGCTGGAAGGGATGGCCCATGGCCGGGTTCTTCGGGTGCTTCAGCTTCTTCAGCCATGCCACCGCACGTTCCCCGTAGCCCAGCGGGTCGGGGATCTCGGAGCCATCGTCTATCCAGCCGGGGCGCATCATCCGAGCAACTCGTCCTCGTCGTCGTCCTCACGGATTGCCGGACGCGAGCGCGACACAGGCGTGAGCCCCAGCTCGGCCGCGAGAAGGCGCGCACGGGTCATGGCGTCGGACTGGATGCCCACCGCCGGGTGCCGCTTCGGCCCGGTCGGGGTCTCGATCACGCGGCCCTCGTCCTGCATCATCGTCTCCATCTCGCGGACGGTGCCAACGGCAACGCAGTAGTTCTCAAGGCTGCCGAGGTCGGCGACGGTGAGGATCTTCCGTTCCGTGAGGATCGGCATCACGCGGCACCATTCCAGCGCAGCGGCACGGGACAGCCACGCGGGCGCCGTAAGATCGGTGATGGCCTCTGCATCGGCCCGGAGGTGCGGTTTCGTCCCGCGCATCACGCCTCTCCTTCCGTGGCGACGCAGCGCAGCTCGAGCCCCTTCCGGCGGCCGATCGGCACCACGCCCTTGATGTTGAAGTGCTGGCCGTCGAAGCTCACCCGGTCGGACATGGTGATCCCGTCGAGGAAGCGGGTGCGGAAGACGATGGCCGTCTCCTCGCTCACGCCCCAGCCGCGGATGAACTCGGACGCCTCGGCCGTGACGATCTCCGCGCGCAGCGTGGCCTTCCTCGTCCATGTCGGGAGAGGCGTTCCGAAGTCGTCAACGGCGAAGGTGGCGCCGTGGATCTCGATCACGCGGGAGAGCTTGCCGGCCTGCATCACGCCACCTCCTGAACGAGGACTTCGACCGTCACGACGCCGTGCGAGGTCAGGCCGTCCGGGTCGCGCATCTGGCGCATGTCCGACACGCGCGCGTCGGCCGCGTGGAAGCCCGCCGGGAGGAGCAGGCGGTCGGCATGGATCGCCCGCCGGATCTCGCCGCAGATCCGCTTCACGCCCTGGAGCGAAGGCTCCTTCTTCCAGACATGGAGCGTGTGATAGATCCGCTGCCGATCGCGGGCGAAGCTGTCGCCCGAATCCACCGCCTGCGACTCGCCCATGATGATGGACGGCGAGGGGGCCGGGCGCTGGTTCACGTCGAGGATGTTCCCGGCCGGAACAAGCGCGGTCACGCCCGCGTCAAGCGTGAGGCGGTGCCGGAGGGCAATCTGAACGGCGGCCTCCGCACTCATCGGCCCGCCTCCCGGATCGCCTTGCCGATCGCCCGCTTGATCGCAGCGGCTGCCCGAGCGCGATGCAGCCGGACGGACGGCCAGAAGAAGGGCTTGGCCTCGTTCTTCGTGGTCCCGTATTCGACCAGATGCGCATAGCGCACGTCGCTGTTGCCCACCGTCACCGCGGACTGGTTCTCGCCCACCATCATGGCGCCGCCCGGCTGGGAATAGGCCGGCGTCGTCTGCCCCGGCCCCGTGACGGCGATGGACCCCGCGAGATCGCCGCTGTCCTTCGGTGCAACGGCCCGCATGGTCGAGGCCAGCGCCTCGGCCTGCCTGACAAGCGCGGGCTGGACGGCTTCACGCGCCGCCTTCGGGACCGCGCGCATCCGCCGCTGGAACTTGCCGAGGCCGCCGTCGTCCGCCATCAGAAGCTCCACTCCCGATATTCCGCGACGATCTCGCGGACGCCGAAGGGCACCTCACGCGCGCCGGGGCTGGCAGCCTCCCGCGTCTCATACCACCACGCGGCCAGTTGCAGGATCGCCTCCTCGATCGAGGGCGGCACCGGGTCCTGCCCGTCGCCCCCGAAGGTCTCCGCGATCCTGAAGCCGAGGAGACGCTCGACATGGTTCCGCGCCGCCTCGAGTTTCAGTTCGAGGAGCGCGTCATCAACGCCGCCCATGTCGTCGGTGAACGAGAGCTGCGCCTTCAGGGCATCGAGCGTCGCCGCGGTCATGTCACCCTCACTCCGCCGCCGCGACGCGGACGATGTTCGAGTTGATCCAGAGCGAGGCGTTCAGCTTCAGGACCGCGTTGGCCGCGTCCAGGGCCTCGGAGGCGCTGGCGACCTTGGCAATGAACATCCGCTCGGAAGGCGTGCCACCGGCCGGGGCATCGTTGAACACGATGCGGAACGCGTAGTCGTGGATCGTCTTCTCGGCCGCGATCAGCGCGAGCTGGCCCGCGTCGGCATAGTCGAGGCCGCAGATCAGATCCATCGCGCCCGCGTTCCGGGTGCCCTTGAGGCGCTTCGTGCGGTTCTGGTTCAGCGACTCGAAGGTGATCTCGGAGGCGCTGTCGCCGAAGGTGCCGAGGCTCTCGACTTCCTTGATCTCGGTCCAGCTCTGGGAGGCGAAGGTCGTCTCGGTCACGTCCGCGCCGGGGTCGGCGATCACCCCGCCGATGTAGCATTTCGCGCCGTTGGTGGCGTAAATCATGTCCGTTGTCCTTTTGCTGCGCGCCGCTCTTCAATCTGCTTGGCGCTGTTGTGGTCGGCAGCGCAGAGCGGCTGCCAGTTCGAGCGATCCCAGAACAGGGACAGGTCGCCCCGGTGCGGGATGATGTGATCGACCACGGTCGCCGGGGCGCCGCAGCGTCGGCAGAACGGGTGCGCGGCAAGGAAGTCCGCCCGCGCCCGTTCCCATTTCGAGGTGTAGCCGCGGGCGCTGGAACTCGGCCGGGTCCGGTCGAACCGCGCCTTGCGCTCCGCGTCCCGCTTGGCCTGGCATTCGCAGCGAAGCCCCGCCGGGACCTTCCGGCCACAGCCGCAGATCCGAGGGGGCTTGCCGGGCATCGTCAGGCCACCGGCTTATCGGCGGGCGAGATGATCGCCACGGCACCGGCCGCGATGCTCGTCCCGCCGGCCTTGGTCAGCGCCACGCGCGCATAACGCTTGAAGCCGCCGTAGCCGAGCCGGTAGCTCTTCGAGGCGTCCAGCGTGGCCGGAGCGTCGGACTTCACCGAAGTCTCCGGCACGTCGCCCCAAGTCGTGCCGTCGTCGCTCTCCTGGAGCTTCACGCCGAAGTCGCCCGAGCCGGCGATCGCGCCGGTATTGACCACGAAGGCCACGCCCCAGGTGTTGATCAGGTCCACGGTCAGCCCGTTCGCCGCCGCGGCCTGCACCGCCGGAGCGAGTGCCGGCACCGCCTTGATGTTGGAATAGAGGTCGCGCATGTCGCGTGCTCCTTACGAGGTTGCCATTTTCAGCTTGCGGAACTTCGCAGGCTGAAGGACGCGTCCACCGACACGGCGGGTCGCATGGATGCGGGTCAGGCCCTCGGTCGCCTTGATGTAGGGGTTGACCAGGACGCTGAGGTTCAGCCGGTCCACGATCCGGTAACCGGACCAGTCCGCATAGGCGATCGGGAACGAGCCGGACTCGAGGTCGGGCATGTCCACCATCTCGACCACCGGGCGGCCGAGGATCGTCTCGGGCTGGCCCGCCTGATAGGACGGCTGCCACAGGAAGTTGCCCTGGCCGTCCTTGAGCTTCCGCAGGACGCCGAGGGTCGTCCCGTTCATGGCCCAGGCGCCGCGGTTCCGATAGGTCGCCGGGATCGCATAGAGCATGGTCACGAGGGCATCGGCCGAGAGGTTGGTCGCGTGGCCGTTGGCGGTGTAGGGGATGCCGGCCGCGTTCATGAAGCCTTCCGGCGCGAGCACGCCGTCACCCGACACGAAGGCAAGGCCCTCCTTCTGGCCGAAGTCTTCCGCCAGCGCGAGGCGCACCTCGGCCTCGGCCTGTCCGGCGCTGTCGGCGAGAAGCTGGTTCGAGATGTCAACGTAGGTGTTGATCTCCTTCACCATGACCTCGGCCTGCCCGAAGCCGGGCTCGGACGCTTCCTGCGCCTGCGTCTCGCCCTTCCACTTCGCATTCGTGATGCCGGTGCGGGTCGGGTAGATCACGGACGGCGCCGCGGTGCCGCGGATCGTCGCCACGCTGCGCACGGGCGAGAACTCGACCAGATCGCGCAGGAACTCCGTGCTCATCTCGGCCGGCGCGAGGTAGCCGCCCTGCGGATCGCTGGAGACGGTGAGGGTCTTCAGCTCCTCGGCCGGGGCGTTGCTGCCCGCACGCAGATAGGCGCCGAACGCCTTGCGCTCGGCATCGTCGTCCTTGCGCTGCTCGCCGCCGCCGGGACGGTTCACCTTCGCCTCGATCTTGTCGAGCCGCTGGGTCAGGCCATCGAAGCCCTTCAGCGTCTCGGCCATCTGGCCCATCTTGGTTTCCAGCGCCGACAGGTCGGGCGCGTCGTTGGTCTCGGTCATGTCGTCCTTTCCGGCCGTCGCGGCCTTTGCGGTAGTGATCCGGGCGCCCGGATGCGCCGGAATGGCGACCACGCTGATTTCCATCAGGTCGAGGTCGGAAATGGTGCGGCCACCGCCCCGGCGGGGCGCGGCCTTCTTCGTCGCGAAGCCGATCGAGAGGCCCGTCAGAGCCTTGGCCTGGATGAGCGCGCGGACCTCGCGGGCGCGGGCCACGTCCTCCACGAGGAGTTTCCCCTTCACCTGAAGGCCGGTCGCATCGGCGGTCGCGGACTCCCATACGCCCACCACGTCCGCGGGATCGTGGCTCGCGAGCATGGGCAAAGGCAGGGCCACGGACTTGAAGGCGCCGGGTTCAATCACATCGCCCACCCGGTCGGGCGAGCCGAAGGGCCAGGCGGTCCCGGTGATGGTGCCCGCCTCGTCGGTGGCGAAGGCCGCCTTGATCTCGATGCGATCCATCAGCGCGTCCTCCGATGCGTGCGACGATCGGCGGCGAAGGCGTCAACCTGCGCCTGCACCCACGTTGCCGCGCGAAGGACGCGGACGACGTTGGCGTGAGAGAAGGGCACGGGCTTGCCGTCCTCCTCGATCTCCCAGGCCAGCACGCAGCGCGCGAGGCTGTTCAGGCGGGCCTTCTCGCGGGCCTCGGCCGAAACCCGGCCGTCCGCGTCGGCCGCCTCTGCCAGCTCGTCAGACAGCGCCAGACGGGCCTTCGCCTGCGTCCGGCTGTCCGGTCCCGCCACACGGAAGCGGATGCCGGTGGCGCGGCCGGTCACGGGGTCGAGGAGATCGCACCAGGCGCCGCGCTCCTGATCTTCCGCATCGGCAAGGATGGCGCTCAGGTCATTCAGCATTCGACGGCTCCTGTTGCGGCGGCTCGGCGGCGGCCGTGATGTTCGGGTTGCGGAACTCGTCGCCGCCCGGACGCGGCTCCATGCCCAGCCAGCCGCGGCCCTCGTTCGGGTTCAGCACCTGAGAAGCGATGAGGCTGTTGATTGTGGTGGCGCGGGTCGCGAGATCGGCGCGGCTGATGTCGTCGCGGTCGAAGCGGATGGCGAACCGGCCGCGCTCGTCCTCCGTCAGAAGCGCCCGACCGAGGGCGCCTTCCAGCGCCTTGAGGCGGGGTTCGAGGCAGTAGCTCAGGAACTCCTTCGCCTTCTGCTCGGCATTGCCCCAGGTCGCCCGCTCAAGATCGCCGATCATCGGCGCCGGGATGTTGAAGGCCCGCGCGATCTCCGTGATCTGGAACTTGCGGTTCTCGAGGAACTGGGCATCCGTCGAGGCCAGCGTCAGCGGCTGGAACTCGGCGCCGTCGTAGAGGATCGCCGTGGCGCCGCCCGCGTCCTGCCCCTCGTGCGTTGCCCGCCACGCGGCCCGCGCCTTCCTCACGGCCTCGTCGCCCATGCCTTTCGGGAAGGACAGCACGCCCGAGGGACGCGCCCCACGCCCGAAGAGACGGGCTGCATGGCGCTCCATGACGATCGCTGCGGCGATGGCCTCGCGGGCCAGCGTCACCGGGCACCGGCCGAAGGGCTCGCGCAGGTGGATCACGTCGGAGGAGGGCAGGGGCACACTGTTCAGGCTGTAGCGCGGTTCTCCCGTGCCCTGGTCGAACTCGACCGCCATCACGCCGCGGCGGTAGTGGATGATCTCCACCGGCCGGCCGCCGACACGGTTGACCCAGGCCAGCGCGCCAATGTCGGTCAGGAGGGCGTCGATCACCATATCCCGGATCAGCTCGAAGCCCGAGGTCCAGTCGTTCGCCCGGTCGCGCAGGAGGGGCAGGATCGGATGATCGGGAACGTCAGCCTCGGTTCCGTCCGCGAGGATCTCGACCACCTTCACGTCGAGGGTGGCGCAGGCTTCCGAGATGGTGCGCACGGCTGCCGAGACCGCAGGCACCTTCAGCGCCTCAAGCGGCGTGACCGAGGCGCCGGCGATGGTCGGCATCACACCGAAGATGGCCGAGAGATCCTCGGAAGGGGTGGCGAGCGACTTGCGGGTGAAGGGCCAGAGTTTCATACTGGCAGTATGCGGCCACGGCGAGCGCGGCGGCAGTTGGCAGACCCTTGCAAATGCTAGGTTTCTCGCGCATCTGGGTCAGACCCGAAATCCAGATTGATGCAAATCTCGCGCAAGGTTCCCCGCGCCGGTCCCCACGATGGGGCAGAAGTTGGAGACCACCCCCGGTTGATCTCACTCGATGCCCCACTCCAAGCGGAACAACGCCTTCCCGAGGTCAACGAGGTGCATCACGTCGTGGCTCGCGATCTTGCCCTTGACCGGGATGGGCCGCAGATCCTGCCCCTTGGCGACAGCCAGCGCCGCGGCCTGCCGTCCGGTCTCGTAAGCGATGTCATTCCCGCTCCACTGTCCGAACGCTGGCGGACGGCCGAGGCGGTAGTCCTCGTAACCCTGCCGATAGGCCTCCGTCTTGCAGAACGTCGTCGGTCGCACGTGCTTCGCTCCGACCTGAGCCATCACCGCATCCCCCTCAGCCACGCGTTCAGCTCCGAGCGCAGGGCGAAGTAGCGCTCGCCATCCGGCCGGTAGATCGGCGCCCTCCCATGCCTGGCCCAGCGGCGCACCGTGTCCACCGATACGCCCAAGGCCTTCGAGATGGCGGGCAGCCCCCACAGCTTTTCCGGGCCACTGGTGATGGCGTCGAAGCGCTCCGGATCGAGGGGAGGATGGTTCATCATGGATTGGTCTCTCATTCTAACGCCTCGTAACGCTGCCCATCCGCCGCCGCAGTCAGGCCCTTAAGTATATGACTGCGGCGGCGGTGGTGGGGCTTCCGCCCCCACACCACGCGCCCCACACGCATATTCCGCACTCACCGCACTCATTCCGCACTCAACTGCGGAGACTGCGGATAGGTCTCGTTATGGTCACCGGCGGGGATGCCCACGACGATCTGTTGCTTGTCGCGCCCGTCCCTCGGGGATCGCACCGTCTCGACCCGGAGGGCGCCGTTCCTGAGCCAGGTGTTGATCATGCTTCCGACGCGCGTCCGGGCGGCCTTTTGGTCCGGGCTTTGCTGGTCCTTGGTCGTGCCCGGTTCGCCAACGTCCAGCCCGAGGGTATCGGCCACGACGTAGCCCACCCACTCCCGGCTTGTGATCGCCTTAGCCGGTGGCGTCTCCCTTGCGGCAATCGCATCCTGCACCTGCCGCAGATCGTCCAGCTTGACGCCCTCGAAGGCATCCGGTGGCGTCCAAGCCGTGCAAACCCCGATCTCGTCGCCTTCTGGATAGGCGGGGGTCGGGTTGTTGAGCGCAACGGTCTCCATCCGATACCATGTGAAGCCCGCGCCCCTCGCGGACATGTTGGGCTTAGCACCGTCCAATGACCGGAAGATCCGCGCTGTCTCCGCAGGCGTGAGGCCCATCCTCTCGCCCTCCTCGAAGCTCATTGGCGCCAGCACACGCCCGGCGCGGATGCCATCGCGGAATGCCGAGGCTCCGCGGCCATCGTTGATGCTGTCGCCGGTGCCCGCTTTGGCCGTGTGGTGGATCAGTTCTATGGCCGCATTCGTCTGGTTCGCCACGTCCCGCCATGCGTCGATCACGGCATTCATTGCCACGTTGTCGTTTTCCGGCACCGAATGGCAGGTGATGAACGGATCGATGATGAGCACGTCGATCCGGAGCGCTCGCATCTGCGCCACCAGCTCAGCTACTACAGGCCGCGCGATCTTCACGCCCTCGCGGTCAGCCGTGGCAATCTTGATCGGCTGGTCGCGCCCACTATCGACGCACAGGCGACCGCCGATCTCGTCGTCGCTGATGCCATAGTGAATGCAGGCCGCCTCAAGGCGCCGGCTGATCTCCTCGACAGGATCTTCGCCACACCAATACCAGACGCGCAGGCCCTCGCGGGAATGCACCCAACTATGCAGCCGTTTCCGGCCGGTCACCATCGAGAGAGCGTCCACCAGCGCCAGCGACGACTTGCCGATGCCGCCGGGGCTGATGGTGCCCGAGAGCATTCGCCGTTGCAGATGGTAGCCGTAGAGCCACTGGCGCGGAGGTGGCACGTTACGGCGCCAAGGGGTCGGGGACAGATCGCATGGCCCCTGTGTCTCGCCCCCTGTCTGCTCATGCCGCCCGTAGTCCTCAAACTCGGAGGCATAGGCTTCATCCGGAAGCGACGGCGGCATATCCGGCTCGAAGTTCAGATCCTGATACATTGAGCCTCCTGCTCACGCAGCACGTCGTTCCAGTCGCGCCCGTCCGGCGCAGCCAGGAAAGAGACGCGCCAACCCAGCGCAGCGGCACGTTCCGCCAGCTTCCGCCCTGCCGCGCGGCCGGGCTCGTCGCCGTCCGTCGCCACGATCAGGCGCCCGGGTGCAGGAGGCAGGCTAAGGGCTTGCATCCCGCTGGTGGAGAGCGCAGCCCAGACCTCGGCGGGCTCTTGCAGGACGCCGCTGAGGAGGCTCAAGCCGGTCTCAATTCCTTCGCACACCGCGAGCGCGCCGCCTCGCTCAGAAAGGCGCACGGCACCGCCCGCACAGGGACCCTGCATCATCTTCGCGTTGCGGCTCAGTCGCTCTCCTGTCTTCTCGAAGAAGGTCCGATGGACACCGCCGGAGTTCACATCTGCGACCATCGCCGAGACGTAGCGAGCCGAGGGCGCATGGTAAGCATCGACGGCCCAGCGCAGCGACGACGGCAGGGGGCAGGTAATCCCGCGACTGCGCAGGTAGCGTTCCCCCTTGGTGCCCGTGATCGGCCGCGAACGTTCCCACAAATTGCGAGCCTTGGCCCGTTGCTCCGCCTCATAGGTGGCGCGCTTCTGATCGGCCTGCCGGGCTGCCTCTGCGTCAAAGGTGGCCACAGCCGGGGTCACGCCCGCGGCCTTGATGATGTCGCGGAAATGGCAGCCGGTCTTGTGGCACCAGCAGAGCAGCCGGCCGCCTTCGCTACGGATCGAGAGCGCGCGTTGATCCACTCGTCTGTCGGGCTGGCAGACCGGACACGGTGCGGTCCCGTGATTGCCGCGCCACTCGCCGTTCAGTGCGAGGGTCAGAGATTGAGCGTCATTCATCACGCCGCCCTCTCGGCATCGCCGAAACGAATTGCGAGAGGAGGCATGGTGCGGTATTCTTCAGCCTGCCACCATTTCGAAATCCCCGCCCCGGTAGCGCCTGCCCGCGCGCCGGGTTTTTTTGTCTGGGCTATCATCTGGCGATCTCACGCGGCTTCACGTTGAGCTTTGCGGCATTCAAGCCACGCAGTGATCTCGCTTTCCGCCCAGCCTACGGCGCGGGCGCCGATCTTTATCGGCTTGGGGAATTCACCGCGCGCAATCGCCTCATAGATACTTGAGCGGCTCTTCGCGGTGCGGGCTTTGACTTCTGGAAGTCTGAGGATGGTTTCGGCCATGTCCGTTCCTTTCCGGCTGTCTCTGGACAAGTCGGAAGATGTCGGATTGTGCGGCCAACTTCATGGGTGCGTTAATTCGGGAAAGAGAGGCACACTTCGCCGCAGCCACGCTTTCCGCACCGTCTCGTATGAGCAATACCGGAAACCTTCTTGCGTCAATGCCTCCGACACGAGGTCACAGGCTGAATTCCTGTGGTCGCTCTCCTCGTTGCGCAGAGGTTTGAAGCCGCGCAGTTCGGCAATTTTGACCAAGTCGGTCAGCATATAGTCTAGCCGTCGCTGGCTCTTCGGATGTTTGCCGCGACGTGACGGGCGCTTAATTTCGCCACGCAAAACGGCGCAGGCGAATTTTCGATCTTCGGCATCATCATAACCTTCCTCAAGCGCTAGTGCTGTCCCAGAAGAAACAAGGTCGAACGCAATAGGATCGGTCGCGGCCAACCGCCTATAGGCCGCAAGAGGCACCGGTTGTGCAGCCATCGCCCCTCTAAGGAAACATCCCACGGACGACTTTCTTTTTGCCTCGGAGCGTGAAATATGATTGGGCCAGATTGGGGTCCGAAGCCACGCAAGCAGAAGGTCCAGAGTCGCTTCGCGCCGCGGCTCCCCCGAGCTGGCCAAGCCCGCTGAATATCTCTTGATATCCGTTACCTGATTTAACAGATGCTCCCTATTTTCGGGACATGGATTGCCATCTATAGTTAAGTTCGCCAGGGCTAACGCTTCGTTAAAAGCGTCAATTTCTTCGGGTGCAACAAGGTATGGATCGAGACCAAACCAGTCATTTCCTCGAAACACTGCCTGCCAATCCGTCACCGCTCTTTCCCCCGCATCCTCACCACCTTCTGCGCCATCTTCTCGCCGCGAAGGAATTGCGCCCATCGTGTCATCACGGCCCGGCGCCGTTCCAGCATGTCGCTTCGCCGATAGGCGCGCTCCACTTCCGAGCCGACATTGTGCGCCAGCGCCATTTCCGCCAAGTCGCGCTCTATCCCCTTTTCCGCCGCCCAGTCGCGGAACGTCGAGCGCAGGCCATGCGGCACCGCCGGGCGTTTCGAGCGCGGATCCAGCCAGCCCGGCCGTCCGGCCTTCACCTCGGCTTCCTGCATCCGGCGCATGACGGCGGAAAGCGTCATGTCGGACAACTGCCCGCCGCGCGGGGCGAAAAACACGAAAGGCGAGTCCTTCATTCGCGGCAGGCTTTCGAGAAGCGCCAGAGCGTCGGCAGACAGCGGCACGCGGTGTTCCCGTTCGGCCTTCATCCGGCCCGCCGGGATTACCCATGTCGCACGTGTCGCACCGGGTGCCCGTTCAAATTCCACTTCATCCCACGTCATGCCGCGCACCTCGCCCGAGCGGGAAGCGCAGAGCGTCAAAAATTCCAGCGCCCGCGCCGCCATGCCTTCGCGCTTGTTCAAGTCGGCCCACCAGCCCGGCACGTCGGCCAGCGCCAGAGCCGGTTGATTGTCGCCCTTCGCCACCTTGCCGGGCTTCGGCAGCATCTCGGACAGGTTCCCCTTCCAGCGCGCTGGATTGTCGCCCGTGCGGTGCCCGGCCACCGTTGCCCATGAAAGGACGTTCTCAATCCGGCCGCGAAGGCGCGAGGCGGTTTCCGTCTTGCTCTGCCAGATGGGTTCCAGAACGCGCAGCACGTCGGCCACCGTGATTTGCGAAACCAGCTTCGGCCCCAATATTGGCTTGGCGTAGGTGTCGAGCGTCGCCCGCCACTGGGCGCGGTGCTTGGGGTTCCGAAACTCATCCAGCTTCGCGGAAAGGTAGCTATCCACCGCCGCCGCGAAGGTGAGCGCCGCCGCCGCTTCCCGCTTCTCGGCCAGAGGGTCGCGGCCCGCTCGCACCGTCCGCTTGTTCGCTGCCGCTGTTTCCCGCGCCTCGGCCAGTTTCACAAGCGGCGGGCTGCCCAGCCCCAGTTCGCACCGCTTCCCCCGGATGGTGATACGCTGCACCCAAAAGCGCGAGCCGTTCGCGTCAACGCGAAGGTAAAGGCCCAGCCCGCCCCCATCGTGATACTTGCCCGGCTCAAGGTTCGCGTTCACCTTGGCGGCTGACAGCCCCTTGTCGCCCCGCCTCGCCTTCGCCTTCACCACTTCCCTTCCCCCGGCTCTTCCCCCAGCAAAAGCCGGATGCCCCCGGATATTGGCGGAACATGCCGGACAAGGGAAGGTCATTTTTCCCTTACTGTTCAAGACGTAATCGGATGAAGTCGGACGCCACCGGAAGTGCTTATAGCGGACACCTCTTCCGCCACATTCAGATACTGAATCCGTCGAGGGGCCCCGATTGGGGCCTTTTTTCTTTTTGTTTCAAAGGGCGTTGGCAGGGCCATCCGCCCTTCGGAGACTGGGCGCTTGACGCGGAATGGGTCTCCGAATGGCCTGCGTCTCTCTTCGAGCGCCCCTCGACGGTCACGGGACGGCGTAAAACATCCTCGCATTTCCAATGGGTTGCCGCGTTCATGGGGTCGTCCCTTTCGCGAGATAATCCGGTGGCGGAGACTGACACGAAGGCGCGGGGCGGTCAGAAGGACGGCTCTGTGGCGGCCGATCCCAAGTCCGGCGGCAGCGTTCGAAGCGAGCCACGACGCTGCCAGAAGTCTCTGATGACAAACAGACTTCGCGCCCATAGCCTGGTGCAATGTCGAACGGGCCCTGGACAGATGAAGAGAACGACCTGATCGTCGCGGATTACTTCGCGATGCTGGCCGACGACATCTCCGGACGGCCCTACAAGAAGGCCGAACACCGCCGCACACTCCGCCCGCTGCTGAACGACCGGTCCGAGGGGTCCGTCGAGTTCAAGCACCAGAACATCAGCGCGGTGCTGAAGGGGCTCGGCGAGGACTGGATCCCAGGCTACAAGCCCGCGTTCAACTTCCAGATGACCTTGGTGGATGCCGTGGCGCGGTGGCTGGCGCTGAACCCGGCCTGGCTTGGGCGCCAACCGGGGCCGCAAACAGCCGCTTCCCTACGCGAGGCTGCGCAGATCTGGATCGGGCCGCCGCCGACGCTGTCGAACCAGCCACCCCCGCAGGAGCTGGACCAGATGCTGCACATCGCCCGCAAGTTCGACGTGGCGGGCCGGGACGAACGCAACCGGGCCCTCGGCCGCGCGGGCGAGGAGCGCGTGCTGGCGCATGAGCGCGCGGCCTTGCGGACCGCGGGGCGGGACGATCTGGCGCGCAAGGTGCGCTGGGTGTCGGAGGAGGATGGCGACGGCGCGGGTTACGACATCGCAAGCTTCGCGCCGGACGGGCGGCCGCGGCTGATCGAGGTGAAGACGACGAACGGATGGGAGCGCACGCCCTTCCACATTACCCGCAACGAACTGGCCGTCGCCGACGAGCGCAGGTCGGAATGGCGTCTGTTCCGGCTCTGGAACTTCTCACGCGAGCCGAAGGCGTTCGAGCTGCATCCGCCGCTGGACGCGCATGTCTCCCTGACCGCGACGACGTTTCAGGCGAGCTTTCACTGAGCCTCAGTCGAATACCCGCTCCGGCTGTTCGTGCCATGGCAGGGCCGCGACATCGGTCAGTTTCAACAGGGTCACGGCGGGCACCTCACGCTTGTAGACGAGGCGCTTGAGGACTCCCGGCGCGAGGTAGGCGAGCCGCAGCTGTCGGCTGACATGGCGTTCGGCCAGCCCCACGGCTTTCGCCAGATCGGTGACCGTATTGAACTCGCCAGCCTCCATGCGCCGCCGCCAGCCCCACGCCCGGCCGATGGCGCGCAGGATATGCGGATCCTGCGACCGGTCTTCACTTGGCAGATAGGTTGCGGGCGGCATGATCTTCGGCCGCCCGTTCTGCTTGCGGACCTTGAGCGGTACGAAGATCTGGATGGACTCTTCGGGTTTCATCATTCCGCCGCCACCTTCTTTCGTGGCGCCATCATGTCGCGCATGACGCCCGAGACGCCGTCGGTCCGGACATCGATGACCAGCCCCTCGGACGTCACAGTGACCCGTCGCACCAGCAACTGCACGATCCGGGTCTGCTCCGCAGGAAACAACTTGCCCCAGACGTCCTCGAACGTCTGCAGCGCGGAGATCACGTCGGCCTCGGCGAAGGCGTGGCCCTCGCGCGCCAAGTGGGCAATGACCTGCGCCGTGATCGAGGGGGCGCGCATCACCCGCCGCAACTCGGTCACCACGGCCGCTTCCACGAGGTCGGCAGGAAGGCGGCGCGGTATGCCCTCATCGCTGGGCTCGCGATTCTTGATGACGTCCATCGAGACGTAGTACCGGTATCGCCGCGCGCCCTTCTTCGTGCTGCTCGGGGTCATGGCCGCGCCCGTGGCCGTAAAGATAAGGCCCTTCAGCAACGCAGGCGCCTGCGCCCGGGTGTTGTTGGCGCGCTTGCGGGGGCTCTCCCGCAAGATGGCATGGACCTGATCCCACAGCTTCTGGTCGATGATGGCCTGATGCTCGCCGGGATAGGCCTTGCCCTTGTGGACGGCGTCGCCGCGATAGACGCGGTTCATCAGCACTCTGTAGAGATATCCCTTGTCGACCAACGTGCCCTGCTTGTTGCGGAGCCCTTTGCGGCGTAGTTCGCGGGCCAGCACGGTCGCTGATCCGACCTCGACGAACCTCTCGAAGATGCCCCGCACGGTGGCAGCCTCGTCTTCATTCACCACGAGCTTGCGGTCCTTCACATCGTACCCGAGCGGGACGTAGCCGCCCATCCACATGCCCTTCATGCGAGAGGCGCGGACTTTGTCGCGGATGCGCTCGGCTGTGACCTCGCGCTCGAACTGAGCGAAGCTGAGCAGGATGTTCAGCGTCAGCCGCCCCATGGACGTGGTGGTGTTGAAGGACTGCGTGACCGAGACGAAGGTCACGCCGTTGCGGTCGAAGACCTCGACCAGCTTCGAGAAGTCCATCAGCGACCGTGACAGGCGGTCGATTTTGTAGACGACCACCACATCTATCAGGCCGTCTTCGATGTCGGCCAGAAGCTGCTTGAGGCCGGGCCGTTCCAGCGTTCCGCCCGAGATGCCGCCGTCGTCATACTGATCGCGGACCAGCACCCAGCCCTCGGAGCGTTGGCTGGCGATGTAGGCCTCGCAGGCCTCTCTCTGAGCGTGCAGGCTGTTGAATTCCTGCTCCAGCCCTTCCTCGGAGGACTTGCGCGTGTAGATCGCGCAGCGTTGGCGGCGGACGGGATTTGCGCGTTGATCCATCAATCATTCCCCCGCTTTCGTTCGCGCAACCCGAAGAAGCGGTAGCCATTCCAACGCGTTCCGGTGATCGCCCGCGCAATCGCAGACAAGGATTTGTAGGGTCGCCCCTGCCACTCGAACCCGTCCCGCAAGACCGTGATCGTGTGCTCGACTCCGTTCCATTCGCGGATCAGCCTCGTGCCGACCACGGGATTTCGAAGATCGGCGATCTGGCTCTTGCGCGTCAGGGTGCCGCCGACCTCGTCGGCCAGCAGGTCCAGCATGCGCCGGGTTTCGCGATCAGGACCGCCATACGTCAGCTCCTGGATGCGGTAGGCCAACCGGCTCTCGAGGAACGTCCGGCTGTTGTTCGGCGCCGTCGTGGCAAAAATCGTCTGCCACTCCGACTTCAACTGGGGGACGGACATGGACTTCAGCGCGGCCAGGCGCGCGGGGATGGGATCAGGCTTCGTCATGCGTTTCTCCGGTGAGTTGGAGTTGCATGACGGCATTGGTCGTCGGGATAGTGTAGGCAACGTTCTCCAGTATTGTCCGATACTTCACGCCTATCCTGCCCGAGCAGCCGAACCAGCCCGAGCGCCAGCAGGCCACACAGTTCGGCGCGGCGTTCGGCGGCGGTCATCTGGTCGGGAGGTAGCGGATTGGGGCGGTTCATGTCTCGGTGGCCGTGTTTGATGGTGTGCTACTGATCAAAAGCCACCCAGCCGTCCGAGGTGGGACATCTCAGCGGAACGGGATGCGGAAATGCGAACAGGGAGAGAACATCAGGGCTTGCCGATCACGGATTTGTCCATGATTATCGTAGGTTGAATCAATCGAGAGCAGTAGTTCATTGAGGTGAGTTCATGGCGCGCAAAGCATCCCCGATCGGTCCGCATGTTCTGGCGCTGATCGAGGATGCGCGCGTCGACCTCGCCCGAGCTGCCCTTGCCGTGCGCGAGGGAGACAATGAGCCGGAATTCAAGCTGCCCGAGGACGTTCCCGACCTCGCCGACGAAGAAGCGGTCGAGGCGTTTCGGCAAGCACTTGTCGAGACGCTGTCGGATTTCGACCGCGATGACCTGCGACCTGCGGAGCAGCGATCACGAAGGATCCGGGCCCTCGCCGAGAAAAAGGGCGTCACCTCACTCACCACCATTGTCGAGCAACAACTCGATGAGACACGGTCGCAGGAGTTTCACCGGCAGCCAGATGAGCTCTGCAGAAGCATCTGGGCATATCTCCATGAACGCGAAACCTTCGAGGATGCGGAGAGCTTTCACTTCGCCCGACAGTTCCGCGACCACGGCAAGCTCTACGACGCCTTCGAGGTCGAACTGGAGAACCAGGTAGCCCTCGACGCGGCGGCCATCGACGAAAAGTCGCTGGCGTCCAAGATCAAGGGCGTGCTCGAGCTGAAGCCCGAGATATCCTGCACAGTTAAGGCGCTCGATCTGCCTGCCACCGATACGCACCCTGCGTCCATCATGCTGATCGTCCGGCACGGTGGTCCGCTTTCGAGTGTCTACGATCACCGGCAAGACGGAAGGCGGGGAACCATCTACTACCGACCGCCAAACGAGGCGACGCTGATCTACACGCCCTCGATGCGGCAGATCGAGGTCTGCGCGGACAGCCCCGTGGTGCGCCAGACGGTCAGCGACTCCTTCGCCGAAGTTGCGCTAGGTCACGACATCTCCCAGAAACCTCTGACCTGGAAGCGCTATAATCTTTCGCGCTTCCGCTCTTCGCTTCTCCTGCAGCCCCCTGAGATCGAAGGGTACGCGTTCGAGTTCGCGCGCGTCATCGAAGCCGAGATCCGGCTGGGAACCTGGCGCCGCAAGCTTCAGCTCAAGGTGACGGTCGACGATGATATCCAGGAGGTTGCCGACCGATATCTCGGGGCGCGGAACATCTTTCGGCGCGCCGAAGCGTTCAGCCGGATCACCATCGCGGTCGCCTACAACCTGATCGGCGATGAGAAGCAGCGGACGCTCAATATCACGATTGCGGGCACGAAGAGCTGCAACCTGCAGAGCAAGCCCGATCCGGAGGAACGCAGCCTCGGCTTCGCGCTGCTCAAGGAATGGGGAATCCTGAGCGCGTTCAGGCAAATCGCGCATGATGACCTTCGCGCGATCTTTCCCCAGCTTGTTCAACTCCACGATCGCATCGAGGACGAGGTCAGCGGAAGTTATCTGCTGGAACTCGGGCTTGACCCGAAGCGTCTCATCGAAGGCGGCCTGCTTGAGCGCCGCGACCGTCAGGACGTGGTTCTCATAGAGGACGACGACGTCGACGGGGAAGGCGCCGTCAAGCCGTCGGCGACCGAAGGCATGATCCAGGCTGTCGGTCCTTTCGGCGAAGATGTCGGTAAGCGCCCCGCATCGGATGTCGAGATGTTCGCGATCAACGCTCAGTGGCTTCACGAGACGCTCATGCGCCTGATGAAGCCGCTGCTGAGCAAGCGGGCGGCCGAGATCCTGGACCCGGACCTGACCCTCGTCGGCGCCATCCAGATCGATGAGGCAGATGTGCCCGTCTATTTCGCCCGGCGGCTCAATGATCCCAAAGCGGCGCAGAGACTGGATCTGATGTTGCGCGCGCGGGGCACCGCTGGGGTGGGCATCGTCTTCGCCGCGAGTGAGGAGATGCCGTCACATCTTGGGCCTAACGTCGTCATGCCGCTGCTGTCCCATCTCGCATCGGCGGACGAGGAAATGCTATTCGCGCGCGACGGAATAGAACTCGCGTACCGAGACGGTCTTTCACTCGCACGCGGGGGCGTGTCGCCGCGGGTGGTTCGGACAGGCAAGCAGTCCGGCACGCTGTTCATTCCTGGCAGGGAGCCGCTTCACCTCGCTGGGAACGATCAGTTGACGATCTTCGAGCGCCTGGTGGTCGCAGCCGGGAAAGGCAGTCCCGACGTTCAGGTCAAGGCGCTGATGGAAGGCTTCGAGTCCAGAAGCCCCCAGCAGGCGTTCCGGAAGGAGACCTGGGACAGCATCCGGGACGTCTATATCGGCAAGGGTGCGAAGAACGGATATTGGCGACTGCTACTCACTGCGCAGCCGACCGAAGCCGTGGCCGAGCCAGCCGAGGAAGCGACCGTCTAACAGCGGTCTAACATGCGGCGGGAGACGGTCTAACAAACCGCTGATTACTGGAAGGGCTCCACATAGAGGAGCACTTCCATGCCGACTCCCTTCCCCCCGCGCCAGGCAGCCCCGACGAGCTGGTCCGGCGCCGCGATGACCAAGCCCACCACCAACAACTCGGAATGGCGCTGCACGCGCTGTGACAAGCTGCTCGGCGTCTGCCGGGACGGCCGCATGCACCTGCGCTTCGCGCGGGGGCACGAGTATCTCGTGGGCTTCCCGGTGCAGGCCACCTGCCGCGGCTGCGGCACGTTGAACAACGCGACCGCACCCGCGCGCTGACGCGCGCATTCACCCAACCCCCTGAAATCGCAGAGACGCGCGACGTCCTGACCTGGCCACGAGAAGGCGCCGGACGCCTGGCCGCAAGGCAGGCGTCCGATGTCCTTCGCGTGGCACGAGATCCGTGATCACCTCATGCATTCATCCACCAACCTTCACTTCCAGCGCAGTTTCGACGCCGTCAGGCGCGCGCAGGCCGCCCTCGCGCCGTTCCGCGATCCGGCGGCCCTGCTGGACGGTCTGCACCGCACGCCCGGCGATCAGGGCCAGAAGAACGTGATCCTCTCCGCGCTCGTCAGGGCGGCGCAGAGCGACGGGCCCGCGTCCGACTGTGCCCTGACGCTGCTGTTGCTGGCACTCTGGCCCGGCCTCGACGCCATCCGCCGCCGGTCGATCTGGCGCAGGATCGGCACCGCCGACGAGATCGCGTCCGACGTACTGGCGCGCACCACCGAGGCAGTCCGCAGCCTTGACCTCGTGCGCGTCAACTGGATCGCGGCCACGGTGCTGCGCAACGTCGAGCGCGACATGATCCGCGTGCGCCGGCGCGACACGGCGCGCGAACATCTCGCCAGTGGCGCCGACCCCGACGAGGTGGCGGACAGCGGCGACAGCGGGATCGGCGCGGCCGGATACGCGCGGCTCAACGGCGCCGTGCGGAAGCTGCTCGGCGACGACGCCCTGCTGGTGATCCGCGTGGCGATCGATGGCTTCTCCCAGGCCGAGGTCGCCGTCGCACTGGGCCTGTCCGAGGCCGCCGCCCGCAAGCGCTACCAGCGCGCCATGCGCCGGCTGCACGACGCCCTCGAGGAAATCCCCTGAACCGATGTCCCGATCCGGTCCCGCCGGTGGCTTTTCCCATTCGAGCGCCTCGAGCGCCTTCCCTCCAACCGAAAGCAGACACGCATGAACCGCACTGCCGATCTGTCGCTCGAGGATTTCAGGCGTCTTCCGGGGCTCTATCGCCGCTGGGAGCTGACCGAGGTCTGCGAGCCCAACCGAAACTATCAGCTCGAGGACGCCGGCGCCCATGCCGACGGGACGCCGCTGCTGGCGATCTACGTCGCCGAACCCGCGCCAGACGTCCGCGAGGCGGCGTGATGCGCCTCATCGATCACCTCATCTCACGGAGAACCGCCATGCCGGACCAGCCGGACGACATCACCCGTCTTCGCAAGGCGAGCTACGCGCTCGAAGACCTCCCCGAAACCATTTCCCTGCCGCAGCGCCCCGGTGACGAGCCGCGCGCCCCGCTGCCGGTCGTCGAGGCGACCGTCGACGAGATCGCCTTCGCCATCGTGGAAGCGGAGCGCGAGAGCACGGTCGCCTACCGCCGCGCCGATGCGCTGAAGCGGCTCTACAAGCTCGCCCGCGAGGCGGGGTGCATCGGCGCCGACCTCGCCGCCACGGCGGTGATGAAGAAGGAGGGCCAGTGATGGCCCTTCCCATCATCGGCGCCGACGAACGGCTCGCGCAGCGCAAGGGCATCAAGGGCGTCATCTTCGGGCGGTCCGGCATCGGCAAAACCAGCCTGCTCTGGACGCTGAACGCCTCGACCACGCTCTTCCTCGATCTCGAGGCGGGCGATCTGGCGGTCGAGGGACTGGAGATCGACACGCTCCGGCCGCGCACCTGGAAGGAATGCCGCGACTTCGCGGTGTTCATCGGCGGCCCGAACCCGGCGCTGCGCGAGGACCAGCCCTACAGCCAGGCGCATTTCGACGAGGTCTGCGGGCGCTACGGCGATCCGGCGGTGATCGGGAAATACGAGACCGTCTTCATCGACTCGATCACCGTGGCCGGGCGGCTCTGCTTTCAGTGGTGCCGTGGGCAGCCCGAGGCGTTCTCCGAGAAGACCGGAAAGCCCGACATCCGCGGCGCCTACGGGCTGCATGGCCGCGAGATGATCGGTTGGCTGACCCATCTGCAGCACACGCGCGGCAAGCATGTCTGGTTCGTCGGTATCCTCGACGAGCGGCTCGACGACTTCAATCGCAAGGTCTTCCAGCCGCAGATCGACGGCTCGAAGACCGGGCTCGAGCTGCCCGGGATCGTCGATCAGGTCATCACCATGGCCGACATCGCCGATGCCAACGGCCAGCCGCAGCGCGCCTTCGTCTGCCAGACGCTGAACCCCTGGGGCTATCCGGCGAAGGACCGGTCCGGCCGCCTCGACAGGGTCGAGCCGCCGCATCTCGGCCGGCTGATGGAGAAGATCCAGCGCCCCGCGGCGCCTGCCTCCGAACGCCTGACCTGGCCGCCGGTGACCCCGGCCGATCCCGCGCCCGCTGAGGAGCCCGGCCATGGCTGAGCGCCTCTCCCTGACCCCGATGTCCCGATCCGGTCGCCGGATTGGCTTTTCCATGTCGACGCCGCTGCGCGTCCCATCCTCCAACTGAAAGGAGCCGCGCAATGTCCGGACCCTGGAACGACTTCAACTCCGCCCAATCCAACACCAACGTCATCCCGAAGGGCACGCTCGCGAAGGTGCGCCTGACCCTGCGGCCGGGCGGTTTCGACGACCCCTCGCAGGGCTGGACCGGCGGCTGGGCCCGCCGCGCCACCACCGGCGCCGTCTATCTTGACGCCGAATACACTGTCGTCGAAGGGCCCTATGCCCGCCGCAAGATCTGGTCGCTGATCGGCCTCTACAGCCCGAAGGGCCCGGACTGGGCAAACATGGGGCGCGGCCTGATCCGCGGCATCCTCAACTCGGCGCGCGGCGTGTCCGACAAGGACAACTCGCCCGAGGCGCAGGCGCGCCGCCGCATCAACGGGTTCGGCGATCTCGACGGAGTCGAATTCGTCGCCCGCATCGACATCGGCACCGACACCAACGGCGAGGACAAGAACGAGATCCGCGCCGCCGTCACCCCCGACCATCGCGACTACGCCGCGTTGATGGGCACGGTCGCGCCGCAGTTCGCCGCCGCCCCGGCGCAGGGCCACGCCCAGCAGCAGCCCGCCACGGCCACCCAGCCCAGCCAGCCCGCGTCCGCCCCCGGCGCCGCCGGTCGGCCGAGCTGGGCGCAGTAAGGGGGAGACCGGCCATGCGCCTGCGCCCCCGCCAGAAAACCTTTGTCGAGCGCAGCGTGGCTGCGCTCGCTTCCCGCGGCAACACGTTGGGCGTGGCGCCCACCGGCGCGGGCAAGACCATCATGCTCTCGGCGGTCACCGGCGAGATGATCGGCGACGGCGCCAAGGCCTGCGTGCTGGCGCACCGCGACGAGCTGACGGCGCAGAACCGCGCCAAGTTCCAGCGCGTGGTGCCGGGCGTCGCCACATCGGTGATCGACGCCACGGAGAAATCTTGGAACGGCCAGGTCGCCTTCGCCATGGTGCCGACGCTGGCGCGGGCTTCGAACCTCGCTGATATGCCGCGCCTCGACCTGCTGGTCGTGGATGAGGCGCACCATGCCGTCGCCGACAGCTACCGCCGCATCATCGACCGGGTCCGCGAGGCCAATCCCGACGCGCGGATCTTCGGGGTCACGGCGACGCCGAACCGGGGCGACAGGAAGGGTCTGCGCGAGGTCTTCGACAATGTCGCCGACCAGGTGCGGCTGGCCGAGCTGATCGCGTCGGGCCACCTTGTGCCGCCGCGCACCTTTGTCATCGACGTGGGTGTGCAGGACGAGCTGCGCTCGGTCCGCAAGACCATGTCGGATTTCGACATGACAGAGGTGGCGGGCATCATGGACCGCGCCCCTGTCACCGACGAGGTGATCCGCCACTGGAAGGAAAAGGCGGGCGACCGGCAGACCGTGGTGTTCTGCTCCACCGTCGCGCACGCCGAACACGTCACCGACGCCTTCAGGGCGGCGGGCGTTTCCGCCGCGCTGATCCATGGCGACCTGGCGGCCGAGACCCGCAAGGCGATCCTCGCCGACTATGCCGCCGGGGACATCCGCGTTGTCGTCAACGTGGCGGTGCTGACCGAAGGCTGGGACCATCCGCCCACCTCCTGCGTCGTGCTGCTGCGCCCCAGCTCCTACAAATCCACGATGATCCAGATGGTTGGGCGCGGCCTGCGCACCGTCGACCCCGAGGAACATCCCGGCATCGTCAAGACCGACTGCGTCGTGCTGGATTTCGGCACCTCGAGCCTGATCCACGGCACGCTGGAACAGGACGTCGATCTGGACGGCAAGACTGAGATTGGTGAGGCGCCGACGAAGACCTGCCCGGCCTGCGAGGCGGAGATCCCGCTGGCCGCCACCGAATGCCCGCTCTGCGGCGAGGCGTTCCCGCGCGAGGATATGGATGCGGGCGAAGTCGGGGACGCCGCGCCGCTTTCGGGCTTCATGATGACCGAGATCGACCTCCTGAAGCGGTCCAGCTTCGCGTGGGTCGACCTCTACGGCACGGACGATGCGCTGATGGCCACCGGCTTCGCCGCCTGGGGCGGCATCTTCTGGCTGGGAGGGGTCTGGTACGCCATCGGCGGCGCGAAGGGCGAACGCCCGCATCTGCTGGGCGTCGGCGAACGCACGGTCTGCCTCGCGCAGGCCGACGACTGGCTGAATACCCACGAAACCGACGAGAGCGCTTTCAAGACGAGGGGATGGCTGCGCCAGCCGCCGACCGAGAAGCAGCTCCAGTACCTGCCGCCCGAGTGTCGGCACGACTTCGGCCTGACGCGCTACCGCGCCTCGGCGCTGATGACCTTCGGCTTCAACAAGCGCGCCATCCGTCAGCTGATCGAGACGTCGGCGGGGCCGGAACGGAGGGCAGCATGACCCATGACCGCCTCCACCCCGATCACGGCCGCGGACCGGCGGCGGCTCTGGCATCCACGTGGGACGCTCTGCGCCGTCTGCCGGCAACCCACCCATGGCTTTGGCTGGTTCGATCCCGTCCGGCGGACGGCTTCGCCGCCAAGGTCCTCGAAACGTGCGCCTACGCCTACGGGACGGCCCCGGCCCTCGGTCTGGTTCTGCTCGATGTCCTGCCAGGCTTTCTGGACGCATTTGGCTCAGGGGTGTGTCGCCATGGTTGACCTGACCGAGGAAGAGCGCGCCGCAATCACCGCCACCATGAAGCGCGTGGCGCTGCTGATGGACGAGATCGGCTGGGCCACCTCGCTCGCCGACCTGACCGAGGCGCAGGTCCGAGCGCTGATCGAGGAAGCCGTCGAGGGCTTCCGCGAGGCCATGTCCGACATCGCGCGGGCGAAAGCGCCGGAGGTGCCGTTCTGATGCTGGACTACAATCACCGCCCCAGCTTCGCCGACCGGGTCAACGCCGCCGTCGATCGGGCGCTAACCGCCGATCAGTCCACGCGACCGCCCCGCGACTATCTCGGCGGCTCCCGGCTCGGCCATGCTTGCGAGCGCGCCCTGCAGTTCGAGTTCACGGCGACGCCGAAGGACGAGGGCCAGGACTTCAGCGGCCAGTCGCTGCGCATCTTCGCCATCGGCCATGCGCTCGAGGATCTGGCCGTCGCCTGGCTGCGCGGCGCGGGGTTCGACCTCTATACCCGCAAGGGCAACCGACCCGATGGCGGCCAGTTCGGCTTCTCGGTCGCGGGCGGGCGCATCAGCGGTCATGTCGACGGCATCATCGCCGCAGGCCCCGAGGGCTTCGGTCTGGCCGTTCCCGCGCTCTGGGAATGCAAGACGATGAACGCCAAGAACTGACGCGCCTGTGTCAAGGACGGCGTTACGAAGTCGAAGCCGGTCTACGCCGCCCAGATCGCGCTCTACCAGGCCTACATGGAAGGGACGGTCCCCGGCATCTCGGCCGCGCCCGCGCTCTTCACCGCGATCAACAAGGACACCGCCGAGCTGCACCATGAGCAGGTCGCCTTCGACGCCGACCTCGCGCAGCGCATGTCCGACCGGGGCGTGCGGATCCTGCAGGCGACCGATGCGGGCGAGCTTCTGCCGCGCGCAGCCACCACGCCGGACTTCTTCGAATGCCGCTTCTGCCCGTGGTCCGAGCGCTGCTGGAGGCTGCCGGCATGAGCGACGACGGCATCCTGCACTTCAATCCCTGGATGGACTTCAACGACGGGCCGCCGTCCGAGAACCCGTTCGGCTGCGACCCCGACCCCGGGCAGATCGCCGTCTTCCTCGACACCGTGTTCAGCTGGTGCGAGGGGTTGATCCCGCTCCGCGGCTTCGTCGACAAGGGTCAGGGTCGGGACGGCAAGCCTCACAACATCTGGATCCCGGCAGACGCCACCGCGCCCGAGAAGCTCGCGACCTTCGCCGCGTGGGCGAACCGCGAGGGGGCAGCGGTCTATGTCATCCCCGGCACGGTCGCCGAGCAGGGCCAGGCCCGCGCCGCCGACGTGCTGCAGATGCAGGCCGTCGTGGTCGATCTCGACGCGGGCGACATCCCGGCCAAGCTCAACCATGTCACCCGCCACCTCGGCGCGCCCGCGCTCATCATCGAAAGCGGCGGGCGCACGCCCGAGGGCGCGGCGAAGCTCCATGTCTGGTGGAAACTGACCGAACCGGCCGAAGGCGACGACCTGGTCACCCTCTGCCGCCTGCGCGGCGAGATCGCCGTGAAGGTCGGCGGCGACACGCATTTCCGCTCGGCGCACCAGCCGATCCGCGTGCCCGGCACCGTCTATCACAAGCACGGCCACCAGCGCCTCGTGGAAATCCGGGAACACCGTGCCGTCGAGGTCGACCTTGCGGACTTTGCCGAACGGGTCGCCGGGATGCCGCCGCTGCCGGGCGTGGGCTTCGCCAGCGATCATGCCGCGCCATGCGCAAAGCCCGGCATCGACGCAGTGCTCACCACACCGGTGCGGGAGGGCGCGGTCGACGACTGGTCGCGCTTCCAGGGAGCCAGCGCCGCCATCGGCCATTACATCCGCCTCGTCCACGAAGGCCGCCTCGACCCGTTCGCGGGCTGGGAGGCGATCTGCGGCTACAACGCCGCCATGCTGCGCCCGTCCTGGCCGCTCGATCGGCTGCAGGCCGAGTCAGAACGGCTCTGGGCGCTGCATGTGAAGCGCAACGGCCCGCCGCTCCTGCGCGCGGCCCACGCCAATGCCCCGGCGAGCCCGCTGCCGACCTTCACCCTCGGCGCGCTCCTCGACGACACGAGCCCCATGCCCGAGGACATCATCGGGCCGCGCGTGCTGACGCCGGGCGGGCTCCTGGTGCTGGGTGGCGCGCCCAAGGTCGGCAAGAGCGATTTCCTGATCTGCTGGCTCGTCCATATGGCGGCCGGCGTGCCGTTCCTCGGCTTCACGCCACCCCGGCCGCTGCGCGTGTTCTATCTGCAGGCCGAGATCCAGTATCACTACCTGCGCGAACGCATGCAGCAGATCGCGCTGCCCGCCGCCGTGATCGCCGCCGCGCGCGACACCTTCATCGCCACGCCGAAGCTGAAGATCCTGCTCGACGCGGAAGGCGTCGCCCGCGTGGCCGAGGCGATCCGGACCGCATTACCCGATGCGCCGCCCGACATCCTCGTCATCGACCCGATCCGGAACCTCTTCGACGGCGGCCCCGAGGGCGGCGGCGAGAACGACAACACCGCCATGATGTTCTTCCTGAAGGACCGGGTGGAGCCGCTGCGGGAGGCGGTCAATCCGGACGCCGGCGTCATCCTCGCCCACCACACCCGCAAGGCCAGCAAGCAGCAGGTGAAGGACGATCCCTTCCTCGCCCTCTCCGGCGCCAGCGTGCTGCGCGGCTTCTACACCTCGGGGCTGCTCATGCACCGGCCCGACGAGGACAGCACCGTCCGCAGGCTGGAGATCGAGCTTCGGAACGGCCCCGCCCTGCCAGGCAAGCTCATCGACAAGGTGAAGGGCGAATGGGTCGAGCTGAACCCGCTGAACGAGCGCCTGGTGCGCAAGGAAGCGGGCGCCAGGCTCGATGCCGAACGGCTGCGCAAGGGCGACGTGATCCTCACCATCCTGCACGAGGAAGCGGCGGCCGGCCGGCTCTACACCACCACTCAGTTCGGCGAGGCCTTCGAGAACAAGGCCGGTCTCGGCAGCAAGTACACGATCCGCGACCGGATCGGCGTGCTGACGACCAAGGGGCAGATCAAGTTCCTCCGTGATGGCCGTCCCTTCGGCATGGCCGTGGTGCGCTCCCGCTTCGGCTATCTCGTGGTCGACGGCATGCGCTTCGGGACGGAGACGCAGATCGATCCCGATACCGGCGAGGTGCTGGGCGACGGCCTGCCGGTGCTCCCGAGCCACTACAAATGCGCCAGCACCGGCGCCTGCCTGCAGGTCGAGAACCCCGCCATCTGGGTCTATCCGGAGGGTCTCGATGACTGACTTCGTCCTCCCCGAAATCTTCCTCGTCCTCAGGACGAAGTTGTCGGTCCTCGTCCTCACCTCGTCCTCAGTCAACAAAATCAATGACTTGCGGAGGACGAGGACAAACAACCCCGTCCTCCTTCCTCGTCCTCCGAAATGGCGAAAAGTCGTTTTTTCTCAGCTGCTTGCGTGGATGGGAGGAATGATAAGGAAACCCCCATACTACGTATGGGGCGGCCACCCGTCAGGGTGGGCCTCGCCCCCATACGCAGCGGGCCCTCGCGCGCCGCCTGTCCTGGTCTTCCCCAGCCGATCCGACGACGGCGGTCCCGCACCGCCAGGCACCAGACCGCCGTCGTCTTCCACCACCACAGGCCACCGGCAAAGGAGACCCGTCATGGCTCGGCCGACTCTGATCCCGAATTCCGACGGCGCAAGCTTCGACACGCCGCCGCTCGTCACCCCCCGGAACCACGTGAGGCCGACTTGCGCGGCTCCACAGGGGCCATGGTTCCGCGCCACTCTCGCGCTCGACCTCGGCACCTCGACCGGCTGGGCGCTGCGCGGGCACGACGGTCTGATCACCAGCGGGACCGTCTCGTTGCGTCCCGGCCGCTTCGACGGCGGCGGCATGCGCTACCTGCGTTTCACGAACTGGCTGGCCGAGATCGACCGGCTGTCCGGTCCTGTCGCCGCCATCTGGTTCGAGGAGGTCCGCCGCCACGCCGGAACCGATGCAGCCCATGTCTACGGCGGTCTGATGGCCACCCTGACCGCATGGGCCGAACTGCGCGGCGTGCCCTACGAGGGTGTCCCGGTCGGCACGATCAAGCGTCACACCACCGGCAAGGGCAATGCCGACAAGGCGACGATGATCGCAGCCGTCCGCGCCCGCGGCTTCAGCCCGGCGGATGACAACGAGGCCGACGCCATCGCTCTCCTTCTCTGGGCGATCGAGACGAACGGGGGTGTCGCATGAGATGGCATCCCAGAGGCTACGGCGGCCAGCGCCGGGATCCCGAGCAGGTGAAGCGCGAGGGCTGGCAGGAACAGGGACTGCTGGCCGTGTCGCTCGATGACCCGCGTCTCACCTGGCCCGAGCGCGAACTCGTCCGCCAGTTGGGGACAAGCTCTATGGCAAGCTTCCTGCGGTGAGGGAGGTGGGCCATGGCTGATCGTGTCTGGAGCGCAGACGACGTCGCCGATCATTTCGAGGAGGCGTTCCGTACCCTGCGCAAGCTGCCGCCCGTGAAGGCGCAGGGCTACTTCAGCACCTGGCCCGACATCGTGCGCACCACTCGCGAGATCGCGGCGATGGAGCCCCAGCCCATGCGGGTCTGGCCCTCGGCCGCCGCGATCACCCGGCTCGAGCAGACCTTCGACTGGGTGCTCTGGATCGAGGAGGCGGAGCGCAAGCTGGTCTGGTCCCGCGCGGCCCGCGTGCCGTGGAAGCAGATCAGCGGCGAGCTCGGCTGCGACCGCACCACCGCCTGGCGGCGCTGGCAGCTGGCGCTGACCAAGATCGCGGCCCGGCTGAATGCTCCGTGAGTCCAAAGTGTTGCAACACTTTTCCCTTCGACATCTGCAACAGTTCCGTGCTATCCGAAGGGCATGATGGGGGAGAGTGCGCCGAAGGGCTCCCTCTCCCCTTTGCGTTGAAGCCGGGTCCACTGGATCCCGGTATCCAGCGAGGATCCGGCCGGGGTCCAGCCCACGGCAGTTTCCGGTTCCTTCCGGGCGATGTTCGTATGCTGGCGGGCGAAGCGCGCAATTTCGCCAGCGACAGGGCCGGTTTTTTGGGAAGCCCCCCGGAAGCCGGAAGCCACCGCAACGCCTGAAACTCTTGTGAATTCAAACAAATGACCAGCCGCGCTGGGTGGATACCCCGCGGCTGCCGGAGTCCACCCGGAAGCCGGTGGATCCACCCGCGTCGGAGTCCATCTGCGAATAGGGCAATACACTGCCCAGCGCCCGCCGACGGCTCCTGGACTGTTAGCGGTTCGACCCCCGTACCAGAAGCGCGAGTGCCTGGTCAGCAAGGTTGCGGGTGAGATCGCCAGCCGGCATCGCGCGGGAGAGGCCCGCGGACTGGCCCGACCAGAGTGACATGAAATCCTCCGATCCTCCGGGCTCGGAGGCCGATCGCAGCGGTGCGAGAGCGCCGCCCGCCAGCGGGAACTGCGGTGCGTCCGCGGCGATGGGACCGACATCGCGCATGATGCGGTTTACAATTCCGCGGGCCGGCCGTCCGGTAAAGACGTTCGTCAGGGCCGTCTCCCGCCCAGAGCCGGCAGCAAGCGCGCGACGATGTGGCACCGCGATGGTGGCCTCCGGCGTGAACAGATAGGCCGTCCCGATCTGCACCGCGGAGGCGCCCAGCATGAAGGCCGCGGCGATGCCGCGCCCGTCGGCGATGCCGCCCGCCGCGATCACCGGCACGCGCACTGCATCAACGACCTGCGGCACGAGCGAGAGTGTCCCGACCTGCGTCGCGATTTCCTCGGTGCGGAACATGCCGCGGTGCCCACCGGCCTCTGCACCCTGTGCGATGATTGCGTGGCATCCCTCCGCCTCGAGCCACCGCGCCTCGTCAACGGTGGTGGCCGAGGACATGATCTTGGCGCCCGTCGCGACTACCCGGTTCAGCAGGCGCTGCTTCGGCAGACCGAAATGGAAGCTGACGACCTCCGGGCGCAGCTCCTCGACCAGCGCGCAGAACTCCTCGTCGAAAGGCGCGCGGTTGGACGCGGGAACCGGTGCGTTCGGGTCGAGACCGAACTCCTGGTAGTACGGCTCCAGTCTCCGCCGCCACTTCGCCTCTCGCGCGGCATCGGGCGTGGCCGGACGGTGGCAGAAGAAATTCACGTTGATCGGTCGCGCGGTTCGCTGGCGAATGACGCCGAACTGGGTGCGCAGCTGGTCCGGCGTGAGCAGTGCGCAGGGAAGCGATCCGAGCCCGCCCGCTTCGGCCACCGCAACGGCCAGATCCGACAGTCCGGCGCCTGCCATCGGGGCCTGAATGATAGGCAGGTCGATCCCGAGCATCTGCATGACGCGCTGATCCGGCCACATTGGCTGCACTCCATATGCTGGCAGTGATGTGCGCAGTATCGGGGTTGTTGTGGCCCAACGGAACCCCGTCCCGACCCGAAGCTGCGTTCGTGCTCACCGGGGCTGATCGTGAATCGTTTTCAGGAGTGACTGATGACCCTCGCCTTCGCCCCTGAGCGGATCGAGCAATGGCCGCTGTCTAGGCTCCAGCCCTACGCTCGCAACGCCAAGCAGCATGGGCCCGACCAGGTCGCGAAGATCGCCGCCAGCATGGCCGAGTTCGGCTGGACCGTGCCGTGCCTCGTGGGCGAGGACGGCGAATTGATCGCCGGGCACGGGCGCGTGCTGGCCGCCACGCAGCTGGCGCTGACCGAAGCGCCGGTGATCGTGCTGGGGCACCTAACCGAGGCGCAGCGGCGGGCCTACCGGATCGCGGACAACAAGCTGACCGAACTCGGCACCTGGGACGAGGCGCTGCTCTCGGCCGAACTGAACGACCTGCTGGCTGAAGACTACGACCTGTCGCTGGTCGGCTTCTCCGACGGCGAGTTGGACAAGCTGCTGGCCTACGTCGCGGAAGACGACGGTGAAGAAGGTGGCGCCGGGGGCTCCGTGCCGCCGGTGACCATCCCCGAGCCACCGCGCAATCCAGCATCACGAACCGGGGATCTCTGGATCCTCGGCGACCACCGCCTCCTCTGCGGGGACAGCACCAGCGCGGCCGACGTGCGCCGCCTGATGAATGGCGAACGGGCGATCCTGTTCGCCACCGATCCGCCCTATCTGGTCGACTACGACGGCTCGAACCATCCCACCCGCAACAAGGATTGGTCAGCGTCCTACGGCACCACTTGGGATGACAGTTCGCAGGGGGCCGAGCTTTACGACGGCTTCATCGCGGCGGCCGTAGCGGAAGCCATCGCCGAAAATGCCGCCTGGTATTGCTGGCACGCGTCGCGCCGCCAGGCGATGCTAGAAGCCTGCTGGGAAAAGGCGGGTGCCTTCGTGCACCAGCAGATCATCTGGGTGAAGGACCGCGGGGTTCTGACCCGCTCGCACTACCTCTGGAAGCATGAACCCTGCTTCATGGGCTGGCGGCGTCCGAACCGCCCGCCGAAGGTTGCCGAGCAGACGCTGCCCTCGACTTGGGAGATGCCGTCTTTCACCAAGGACGAGCGCCCCGATCACCCGACGCCGAAACCGCTCGACGCCTTCGGCATCCCGATGCGCCAGCACGTGGCGCGCGGCGGTCTCTGCTACGAGCCGTTCTCCGGCTCCGGCTCGCAGATCATGGCGGGCGAGGCCAACGGCCGACGCGTCTTCGCGATGGAAATCAGCGCCGCATATGTCGATGTCGCCGTGGAACGCTGGCAGGCCGAGACCGGCCGCGCCGCGATCCTCGACGGTGACGGTCGGACCTTTGCGCAGGTGAGAACCAAGCGGTTGGGCGACGATGCCAACGCCCGGGTCGATATTCCGACCACGGACGCAGCCCCCGAACCCGCGCGAAAACGCACGACCGCCGCGTGACATGCATGACCTGGCTCTACCTTCCTCCGGAGACGCTTCCGGGGCCGGAGACGCATGCTTCTTCGGTCTCTCCCTCTGCTCCGGCGCGGGCGGGCTCGACCTCGGGCTCACCATCGCAATCCCCGGATATCGTGCTGTGGGTTACGTCGAGCGGGACGCCTTCGCCGCGTCCATCCTCGTGGCGCGGATGGAAGACGCGGCCCTGGATCGCGCGCCTGTCTGGGACGACATTGCCACCTTCGACGGCCGCCCGTGGCGCCGCGTGGTGGACATCGTCATTGCGGGCTATCCGTGCCAGCCGTTCTCAGTGGCAGGCAAGCGCAGGGGTGCCGACGACCCGCGCCACCTCTGGCCGCATGTCGCCCGGATCATCGGCGAGGTCGAGCCGCCCTTCGTGTTCCTCGAGAATGTCGCCCATCATCTCCGCCTCGGCTTCCCCGAAGTCGCCAGCGGACTGGTCGGCATGGGCTACAAGCTTGCGGCTGGCCTCTTCACGGCGGCGGAAGTCGGCGCGCCCCACAAGCGCGAGCGGCTGTTCATCCTTGCCATCCGCGAGGGGGACGAGCTGGCCGACCCCGCGCGCCTGCTCTGGTGCCCGGTCGAGTGGCGGGAACCGGACGGAACTGCTGCGGCTGTGGCCGACGCCGCAGACCGACTGCTTCCGCAGCCGGGGCGGAGACCGGATAAACGAGAAAGGTCTCGATGGCATGGCGCGGGACTGGCCGACAGCGACGACGGACGGACTCGCCCAACCGAGCGCGGGCATCCGCCGGACAGCCGATCTGATACACGCCAGCCGCATGTGGATGACGCCGACGGCGCGAGATCACAAGGACGGAGCGACGAGCCTTGCGAACACGCCGGTGAACGGCCTGCTTGGCCGCCAGGTCCTGGTGACGCAGATGGCTGGGCGCGATGCCTCGCCGTCGCCCAGGACCTTGAACCCGCTGTTCGTCGAGGCGCTGATGGGCTGGCCCACCGGGTGGACCGGCTTCGGCTCTGTGGCAACGGCGTGGTTCCCCTGGTTGCAGCGCATGCGCTGCGAACTCTCGCGGCTGAGCTGCTCTCCGCTGGATGAGGTGGCGAGATGAAGCAGTCCCGCCTCATGTCGCTGGTCGAGTCCGTCGCCAACGTGATCGTCGGCTATGGGGTCGCGGTCCTCACGCAGATCCTGATTTTCCCGATCTTCGGGCTGCACACGACGCTGGCGCAGAACCTGAAAATGGGCGCGGTGTTCACCGTCGTGAGCATCGCGCGGTCCTACGTCCTGCGGCGCCTGTTCGAGGCACTGCGAGTGCATCTGTAACGTTGCGAAAGGCGTCGAGGGGTGTAAGTTACTGAAAAGCCGCGTAGGATAAGGGCATGGCAAGAATCGAGCGAAGCACAAAACTCTCGTTGACGCAGGACGAGTATCGTATCTGCTCCGAACCCTACGTTTTCTACCGTTTGATCTCGGACGGTAATGGCTTCCGGCTTATGACTGCAACTGCGTCAGAGAACATTGGGTGGTATCGCGCCTTCGAAGATCAAGCGTCATTGATCTCGGTGACCGCGCAGGTCTTTTCAGATCGCGGCTTGTACATAGTGACCAAAGAGGATCATGCAGGGCGAAGTTACGTTGAGACTTCAATTTACCCCAACGAGGAAGATCTGCTTCATCTTGCTGCCACCGTTCTTGATAGGATCGGCTTCGAAGATATTTCGGTACTCGCTCTCCGTGAAATGAAGACGATTTACGATGAGTTTTCCTCGGACGAAAGTGGCGACGACACTTACCTGAGCGATGGTATGTGGATTACGTCTGATGGCCGGTTGGTCGAGAAATGATCCTCGAACTAGATTGGTCTGTGTGACCCAAAGCGAAAGGCGGTGCGGGAGTGGGTGATTTCGAGGATGTTTTTGGCGCTGGCGCTGACGCCGTTGATATAATTGATGGGTACTCCCGGCAATACGAGCGGGCAAGCGCCAGAGAAAAGGCAAATTGGTGGGGCAGAGCGACTGAGGAAGAACTTGAAGCGGCAGATTCCGACGACGAGCTAGACGCTTGGCGTCGGTCAATGTTGTCTCGCGGTTATACCAGAGGTCCGCGCTTTTCTACGTATGCAGAATTATCCGCTTGGGACCGTGAAAACAAGCGGCCACATATTCGCCGACGTAATGGAAACGGCTTTGAAGTATTCTTCACTGATCGAATTTCCTCGGATCCGTTGCAATCAGAAGGCGGTCCGAAGAAGGCTGATGATGACGAAATTCCGTTCTGAGGGGTGACAGTCGCCGTCTTGCGAATGGACGGCAACTATCACTTCTTTGGGCTGTAACGAGCGCTGCCTCAGAGAATTTTGTACACGCGCCCCCGGTCCTCGACTTTCTCCGACGTCACCTCGAGCCCGAGTTTCTTCTTCAGCGCCCCGGCCATCGCGCCGCGCACCGTGTGCGACTGCCAGCCCGTCGCAGCCATGATCTCTTCAATGGTCGCGCCGTCCGGTGCGCGCAGCATGGCGATCAGGGTGGCCTGCTTGGTCCCCTCGCGCGGCGTACGCGCCTTCGGCGCGGCTTCGGGTCCCGTTGGGGTGGCCGGCGGGGGCTCCTCCGGTAATCCTCCCGGTTTTAGCGGGATCCGGCCGTAGAATTCACGCGGCCATCTTCAGCTTCATGGCAGGTGTGACCCCGCCGATGCCCATGTTGGGGCGTTCGTTGTTGTAGTTCCAGAGCCATTCGGTGGCGATCTGCTGCACTTCCTCGATGGTTTCAAAGATGTAGAGGTCCAGCCATTCATGCCGGACCGTCCGGTTGTAGCGCTCGACGTAAGCGTTCTGCTGCGGCTTGCCGGGCTGGATGTAGGTCACCCAAGTTCGACAAAATCCACCCGGGACTGGCGCGATTCCGGCGGGCTGTTCGAGTCGTTTCAATGGGTTGGCCGTCAGCACGCCGAGGTTTCATGTAGTTACATGGAGCGCAGCTAAAAGTTCTTGCTTAGAAGGCGCAATGCTGCGATTTCGTAGGGATGTTCATTCGCATCACCGAAAATGGCGGCCGGCGCTACCTCCAGATCATGGAGTCCTACCGTAACGACGCCGGCAAGCCGCGCAGCCGCGTGATCGCGAACCTCGGGCGCATCGACGACAGACCGGACGGCCATCTCGACTCCCTGATCCGGGGGCTGTGCAAGGTCACGGGGCGCGATGCGCCGGAGGCCCTCAGGATCGAGCAGGAGCCCGGCCGCGCCTTCGGCGACGTCTTCGCCCTCCACGAGCTGTGGAAGGACCTCGGCTTCGACCGCGCGCTGGCGCGGGCACTGCGGTCGGGCAAGCGGCAGCTTGATGTGGAGGCGCTCGTCAGGGCCATGGTTTTCAATCGGTTGTGCGAACCGGACTCGAAGCTCGGCTGCCTGCGCTGGCTGGAGACGGTGGCGATGCCGGCCATGCCCGAAACGGTGACGCATCAGCATCTGCTGCGCGCGATGGACGCGCTGATGGACCATGCGGAGCGGGTCGAGATCGAGTTGGCGAAACAGATCCGGCCGCTGGTCGACCGGGATCTGGCGGTGGTGTTCTACGACCTGACCACCGTGCGCATCCACGGCGAGGCGGAGATAGAGGATGATCTCCGCGCGTACGGCATGAACAAGGAGAAGGGCGGCATTGCCCGCCAGTTCGTGCTGGGCGTCGTGCAGACGGCGGAAGGCCTTCCGCTCATGCACACCGTCCACCCCGGCAACGTCGCGGAGACCAAGACGCTGCAGGCCATGCTGACCACCGTCCTGCAGCGTTTCCCGGTCGAGCGGGTCGTGCTGGTCGCCGACCGTGGGCTCCTGAGCCTCGACAACATCGACACGCTGACCACGCTCGCCGATCAAGGAGGGCGGAAGCTCGAGTTCATCCTGGCCGTCCCCGCCCGCCGCTACGGCGAGCTCGTCGAGACTTTCCGCGGCCTTGCCTTCGACAAGACGGGCCTCTCCGAGGCTCGCTTCGCGGGTCACCGGCTGATCGTGGCCCACGATCCGCTGCGCGCGGCCGAGCAGTCCGAGAAGCGCCGAGCCCGCATCGCCGAACTTGAGGTCATGGCCGAGCGCATGGTCGGCAAGCTGAATGCACAAGACGCGGGGCAAAGCGACCGGGGCCGGCGGGCCTCCGACCGTGGTGCCTACAGCCGCTTCACCCGCGCGGTCGCCGAGGCCGAACTCACCCGCTTCCTCAGGGCCGACTTCACCGCCGACCGCTTCAGCTGGTCGCTGGACGAGACCGCCATCCACGAGGCCGAGCTCTTCGACGGCAAGCTCGCGCTGCTGACGAATGCTCCCGACCTGACGCCGGCCGAGGCCGTCGCGCGCTACAAGGCGCTGGCCGACATCGAGCGCGGCTTCCGGGTGCTGAAGTCCGACATCGAGATCGCCCCGGTCCACCACCGCCTGCCCGATCGCATCCGCGCCCACGCGCTGATCTGCTTCCTGGCGCTCGTGCTCTATCGCGTCATGCGCATGCGCCTGAAGGCCAAGGGCCACACGGCCAGCCCCCGCACCGCGCTCGATCTCCTCGCTCGCATCCAGCGCCACCGCGCGAAAATCGGTGAGCGCACGGTCAATGGGCTCTCTGTGACAACGCCTCAACAGATGGAACTCTTCGACACCCTGAACCTGCCAAAACCCCTCTGACGAACGCCGTGTAGTCACATAATGGCTCATTCCGCCATAATGACATCAATTGCTTAGCGGTTTTGCTGTCGAACTTGGGAGGTCAGGGCGATGCCCTGCTTCGAAGCCCAGGTCATCAGCGTGGAACTGACGTATTCCGGGCCGTTGTCCACCCTGATGAGCGACAACCAAGTTGGCCGAAACCGTCAGGCAAGTTGGCCGCTGGGTTCAGCCGGAGGACGGGCGTAG